AACAAGAAGTCAGGACAGAATGTTGCCTACAACTTGACTGAAGACAACCCAAGCGAGGTTACAGAGTGGATTCCCACTGGTGCTCGCTGGCTGGATAGCATTATTTGCCGAGGGCATTTAGGAGGAATCCCAGTCGGTAGAGTAACAGAGATTGCTGGACTTGAAGCAACAGGTAAATCTTTCTTGGCGGCACAGGTAGCAGCCAACGCTCAAAAGCAAGGAAGAGTGGTTGTCTATTTTGATTCCGAAAATGCTATTAGTCCAGAGTTCTGGGAACTAGCAGGAATCACGGTGGACGACGTAGTTTATGTTCAGACTGAATCTGTTGAAAAGGTTTTGGAAAGAGTAGAAGACTTGCTCGCAAACTTTCCAGATGAGAAGTTTGTTTTTATTTGGGACAGCCTTGCGCTAACTCCAAGTGAGACAGACATCAAGGGAGACTTCAACCCTTTGAGTTCAATGGCTGTGAAGCCTAGAATCTTATCAAAGGGAATGTCTAAACTTGTCGTGCCTCTTGCGAATGCGGAAGCAACCTTTCTTGTTCTAAATCAGTTGAAGACAAACATCACGAGCAACGTTGCGGAAGCAATGACAAACCCTTACTTTACACCAGGTGGAAAGGCGATGCACTACACTTATAGTCTTCGCATCTTTCTAACTGCTCGTAAAGGTAAGGCTTCTTTCATTCTTGACGATCACGGCTACCGAGTTGGTAATCAAGTCAAGTGCAAGATTGAGAAGTCTCGTTTTGGAACGCAGGGTAGAATCTGTGAGTTCAAGATTATGTGGGGTGGAGAAGTCGGAGTCCAAGACGAAGAAAGCTGGCTGGAGGCTATTAAGAGTTCTGACAGCTTAAACGTTGGAGGAGCCTGGTATACTCTCACTCATTCTGACGGAACGCAAGAAAAGTTCCAGAAGACAACTTGGATGGACAAGTTAAAGAATGAAAAGTTCAGAGCACGAGTCTTGGAGCTTATCGACGAAGAGGTTATTCTCAAGTTTGATAAACGAGAAGGCGCAGCCGAGGACTTTTACGAGGACGAAGAAAAGTAATTTATTTTACGATTCTTCTTGACACCAAGCCCCTAGTTTGATATAGTAAGTCAACTAGGGGCTTTTTATTGGAGAAAAGAATGAGCAAGAAGCGAGTGTTAGTAATAGACGGAACGAATAACTTTTATCGTTCATACATCGTAGATCCAAGTCTATCCACGAATGGCGCACCCATCGGTGGAGTAAAAGGCTTTTTTAAGATTTTACAAAAGCTATGTAGAGAGTCCAAGCCAGATCAGGTAATAATCTGCTGGGATGGCGCAGGCGGCTCTCAGAAGCGTCGAAGCATCTCCAAGAGCTATAAGGCAGGCAGGAAGCCAATTAGACTCAACAGATCTCAGAATATTTTAACGCCGCAACAGAACGACGACAACAAGATCTGGCAACAGCAAAGGCTCATAACTTATTTGAATGAGACGCCAATTATTCAAATGATGCTAAACGGAGTTGAGGCAGACGATCTGATTTCACTCGCAGTCCAAGATCCAACTTATAAGGGTTGGCACAAAATTATTGTTTCTTCTGATAAGGACTTCTATCAGCTTTGCGACGACGAGACAGTTGTCCACCGCCCTATCCAGAAGCAGATAAAGAACAAGCCAAGAATCATCGAGGAGTTCGGCATTCACCCAAAGAACTTTGCCCTTGCAAGAGCTATTGCAGGCGATAAGTCAGACAACCTACCAGGCGTAGGTGGAGTTGGGCTTGCAACCATCGCCAAGCGAATTCCTTTCCTTATCGAGGATAGAGATGTAACCATTAGTGAAGTGGTGGAGTTCTGCGAAGGCGTTGAGAATCAACTAAAGGCTCACACAGCCATTAGCGAGAACGAAGAGCTTATCAAGAAGAACTATAGCATTATGCAACTTTACTCTCCGCTTATTTCAGTTCAGGATAGGAATAAGATTCGATATGCCTTGGACAACTTTCAGTTTATGTTTAATAAGACAGAAGTTGAGAAGATGATGATTATAGACGGCTTCGGAGCAGGTAACTGGAGCGAACTATATTCTACTTTTAGAAGAATCTGTGTTGACAACTGATAGCAAATATGTTATCCTGTGACTATAAAAAAACAAATAGGTAAAGAAATGGCTGCAAAAGCAATGATGACTGAAAAAGAAAAATCCGACTTCTCACACTACGGCACGAAGTTCCAAGAGGGGTTGGTACAGCTTATCCTGGACGATCGAGTTTTTGCAGATCAGGTTATCGAGGTGTTTGATTATGACTTTCTAGAATTAGGCTATCTTCGCTCGTTCGTAAAGCTTGTTTTCGGTTATCGTGAGAAATACGGTGTACACCCAAATCGAGAGACGATGATGACTATCGTTCGTGCAGAATTGGACGGTGAAAACGAGATGTCTCAGAAGCAAATAAGAGACTTCTACTCAAGAGTGTCGGCTTCACCAGAAGATTTTGCAACTGCGCCTTATATAAAAGACACTTCTCTTGAGTTTTGCCGTAAGCAGAATGTAAAAAAGGCGATGATAAAGTGCGTCGAGCTTGTAAAGACGGCTAGTTTTGACGAGATAGCCAAGACTATGACTGAATCAATCAATCTGGGTTCAAGTAACGAGTTTGGCTATGATTACATTGTTGACTTCGAAAAGCGATTCGAGCTAAAGTCCAGGGATCCTGTCACAACAGGTTGGCAGTCTCTTGATTCTATTTCCAGAGGAGGACTTGGTTCAGGCGAACTTGGCGTCTGCATTGCCCCAACTGGGGCGGGTAAATCAATGGCACTCGTTCACCTTGGAGTTCAAGGCTTGCTTTCAGGCAAGACGGTTGTCCATTACACCCTTGAGCTTGCAGATACGGTTGTCGCCACTAGGTATGACAGTTGTATTACAGGGATCCCACTTCAAAATGTATTCGCTAACAAAGAAGCAGTGTTCGACAGGATTCAAGAGATTGAAGGCAAGCTTATTGTGAAAGAGTATCCAACCAAGTCAGCTAACACCAACACTCTGAAAACTCACCTTGAGAAATTGGTGAGAAAGGGCGAAGACATTGGGATGGTAATTGTTGATTATGGAGACTTATTAAAGCCGATTTCTACCCAAAGGGAGAAAAGAAATGAACTGGAATCTATTTATGAAGAGTTGCGAGCCATCGCACAGATTTATAGCTGCCCTGTCTGGACAGCATCACAAACGAATAGGTCAGGTTTGAATGCCGAAGTTATTACAATGGAGTCTATTTCAGAAGCTTTCAACAAGTGCTTCGTCGCAGACTTTATTTTCTCGATTTCAAGAACAGTCGAAGATAAGAACACCAATTCTGGAAGGATTTTTGTAGCCAAGAATCGCAATGGTCCGGATGGACTCGTTTACCCAATTTTTATGGACACCAGTAACGTCAAGATAAGAATGTCTGCGACGACTGGTGAGACAATAGCCCAGGCTTCAAGTCAAATCGTGAAGAACCAGGCACAATCACTAAAAGATAGATACAGAGAGCACAAAAAGAAGATAAGAGAAAGCAAGGAGAGCAGCTAATAATGTATACAGAAGAACAGGTAAGGAAGGCAACCTTAGATTACTTCCAAGGCGATGAACTCGCCACCAACGTCTTTATGACGAAATATTGCCTCAAAGATAGAGAAGGCAACTTTCAAGAACTGACTCCACGGGACATGCACAAGCGTCTTGCGTCGGAGTTTGCTAGAATGGAAACAAAGTTCGGAGGTCCTCGTGCCCTAACCGAAGAGAAGATTTTTAATCATCTCGACAACTTTGCTTACATTGTCCCTCAAGGTTCGCCTATGATGGGCATCGGAAACAACCACGTAAATGTTTCTTTATCAAACTGCGTAGTAGTTTCTTCACCCGAGGACAACGTTTCCTCTATCATCAACTCAGGGCGAGATTTAGCGAACCTGTTCAAACGCCGATGCGGCGTTGGCTTGGACATTAGTGAATTACGTCCAGACGGCTCTGTCGTTAACAATTCGGCAGGCACAACAACCGGCGCTTGGTCGTTTGCAGACTTTTATTCTTATGTTTGTAGAATGATTGGGCAGAACGGCAGACGAGGCGCTCTAATGATTTCTATGGATGTTCGCCATCCAGACATCGCACACTTCGTAAAGATGAAACACGACTTGACAAAGGTTACAGGTGCTAACGTTTCAGTAAAGATTACTAACGACTTTATGCGAGCAGTAGAAGCTGACGAGACTTACAACCTTCACTTCCCCATCGGAAGCGACGAGCCAATCTACACAAAGGAAGTTCGTGCTCGTGAAGTTTGGGATCAGATTGTTCAGTCAGCAACAGAGACAGCAGAGCCAGGTATTCTAATGTGGGACAACATTTGCGACAACTTACCAGCAAATGAATATAAGGAAGAAGGTTTCGCAACTATTTGCACAAACCCTTGTGCGGAGATTCCTCTTTCAGCTTATGACTCTTGTCGTCTTATTTCAGTGAACCTAAAGAATTTTGTTGACAATGCTTTCACAGGACAAGCAAGGTTCGACTTCCAGAAGTTTACAGAGACGGTTTCAACTGCTATGCGACTTTCAGACGACTTGGTTGAGCTAGAGCTAGAGAAGTTAAACAAGATTCTCGACGCAGCCGACACTCCAGACGAGACAGAGCTTTGGACGAAGCTATTATCTGCTGCTGCTGACGGAAGAAGGACTGGCTTGGGAACTCACGGCTTGGCTGATGCTCTTGCTAGAATGAACCTTGCCTACGACAGCGACGAAGCCATTAAAGTTATTACAGGCATTTACGAGACACTTCGTAACACTGCTTATGGCGAGTCCTTAAACCTTGCAACAGAGCGTGGCTCATTTCCTGTTTTCAACTGGGGTAAAGAGCAAAATAATGCTTTTATCCAACGTCTTCCTCAAGACTTAAAAGAAAACATTGCCCGTCACGGTAGAAGAAACATTTCTATCTTGACGAACGCTCCAACTGGTTCAGTTTCTATTATGTCCCAGACAAGTTCAGGCTTGGAGCCAGTGTTCAGGAACTCCTACATTAGACGCCGCAAGTTATCTCACGACGAGGTAGACATCACGCCAGACTTTGTAGATGAGTTGGGCGACGGCTGGAAAGAGTTTCAGGTATTTCACCACAACGCACAAGAGTGGTTAGCTCAAAACCCAGGGCAGGAGCTTCCAAGCTTCTTTGTTGAGTCGGATCAAATTGACTGGATGAAGCGAGTGGAGATTCAAGAAGCTATTCAGAACTCTATCGATCACGCTATCTCATCAACCATCAACTTACCAGCAGGCACAGAGCCAGCAGTAGTTGAACGACTTTATCGAGAAGGTTGGAAACGAGGGTTAAAGGGAATCACAGTTTATGTTGACGGATCACGTTCAGGCGTTTTAGTTACGAACAACGAGGCAACTACAACAGAGGAGTTTCCACAGCGTTCAGCACCCAAGCGCCCAGAAGAGTTGGAGTGCGACATTCACCACACAAGCATTCAAGGTAAGCCTTGGACAATCCTTGTTGGTAAGATGGACGGCAAGCCTTACGAGATTCTCGGTGGAGAGTCAAGCCTTATCGAGATTCCAAAGAAGCACAAGTCAGGCTCTTTGAAAAAGAATTCTTTTAAAACAAAAGATAACAGATATGACTTGACTTTCGGTGAAGACGGTGTTATAAAAGATGTTGTAAAGGTGTTCGATAACCCGAACAATTCAGCTTTTACAAGAATGATTTCACTTGGTTTGCGACATGGTTCAGAGGTAAGGTTTATGGTAGAGCAACTACAAAAGGATAAGGGCAGCGACATGTTCTCATTCTCAAAGTGTGTTTCCAGAATCTTAAAGAACTACATTGTTGATGGAACCGAAGTGAGTGATAAGACTTGTCCAGAGTGTGGAAGCACTACGGGGATGATTTACCAAGACGGCTGCAAGACTTGTAAAGATTGTGGCTACGCCCAGTGTGGGTAAAAAAACTCTTGACATTAGATATTAATCGTGCTATAGTAAGGCACACAGTCAAACAATAAGGAGAATATTATGACTGATTCAGTAAAGACGCTCGAAGAGCAAAAAGAAGATCATATCGTAAACTATGTTGCCTCACTCGCAGCTATTGAGGATGCAATGGAGCCCTTCAAGGAGCAGAAGCGAGCTTTGAAGTCCAATTATGTCGAGAATGGCTGGCTGGAGAAGGATGAGATTTCCCTTGCCGTGAAGGCATTCCGAATGATTAAGAACAACGTTGATCCAGAGCAACTTATGGACTTCTACGCAACAGTAAAGCGAGTAAAGTAGATGTTCACACCTACCAATAGAAATCTTTTATTGGAACTAAAGGCTTCGGAGCAAGAAGAGCAGAAAGATGTTCTCTTGCCCGAGGGCTTTCAGCCAAAAGCAGAGTTCGAGGTTGCGAAGGTTGTGGCAGTCTCCCAAGATTGCAATACTGAGTGGAAGCAGGGCAGTTATATAGTCTTTCCTTCGAATATGTTGCAGCAAGTTGAAGTTGCTGGCAACAAAGTAAGTCTTGTTTCTGAAAATTATGTCTTAGGTTATGTTGAGGGATAGATGAGCAAAGAGGGAAATACACTATATCTCTACGGAGATAATATCGGTAAAGTAGAGCTTGTCCAAGCAGTAGGAAACGACTTATCCGTTGTTAATGCTGCAAGGGTGAGTTTCGGCGTTGAGAAAAAAGAGCTTGACGAGAAAGATAAAAAACTTATTAACTATCTTGTAAAGCACAAACACACTTCTACGCTGGAACACTGCTTCTTGACGTTTAAGTTTGTTGTCCCTCTTTTTGTTCGCTCCCAACACCACCGACATAGAACTTGGAGCTATAACGAGATTTCACGTCGCTACACTGATGTAGACATTCAGTTCTATGAGCCAAAGTCTTTCAGGACTCAACATGAGAGCAATAGGCAAGCAAGCAACGAAGATGGCATTAATCCAGATTTGAGAGATTACAGCGGTTCATCTCTCGTACCCTCTTCGCCCCGCCCGGCAGATGAAGCTATTAGATGGCATCACAAGTCTTGCCTTGATTTGTTCAATACTCTTTTAGAAAAGGGTGTCTGTAGAGAGCAGGCAAGAGGAGTCCTTCCCCAAAATCTCTATACGACATATATTGGCTCAACTTCTCTGCTGAACGCTCTGAAGTTTATTGGGCTTCGGGATCACGAAGGAGCCCAGTTCGAGATTCAGCAAGTCGCAAAGGCAATGCTGGAATTAATCGAACCACACTACCCACACACCATCGCAGCCTACCGAGCCAACCGACAGGAACATTGATGCATCATGAGAATCTTGTCATCGGTGCAACATTAGATTCTCTGTTCTTCGCAATGAGGAATGGCTATGCACTCATTTATAGCAAACCTGAACTCCCTCCGTTTTATGAGGCGTCCAAAGTAGCGAACTGGCACGAGACATATTTTTTCTTATCCCTCGCCGGACTAATTCCTTTTGCTGAAAAAGTTATTTCAATTAGGCTTCAATCCGACGAACAGGGTGTTTCTCTGTTAACTTCGAGCAAGCGACATGAAGTGACATGTCAAAATCTTTTTGTTTTCGACGATACTCTACTCGGACTGCCAATGCCATCAATGTCAACTTCAACCAAGGCATTGGTTCACGATTATATGGATGTCCGAGGTATACTTCCCCCTTCTGTAGAAGATTTTGGAACAGGGCAGAGTTTTGTAGAGAGCGTGAAATTCTACAAATCATCAAGGGCAGATCGCCCCGACTTGAGAGACGTCTGTGCAGTGAGTGTCCTTGAGTCTGAAGAACTGAACACAGAAGAGTATTCAGAGCTTTATGCAAGGTTCCGTGTAGAGGAGTTACTGTCAGAACGCACAAACGCATTGCCCAAGATAGAGTCATCTTATAGGACGATAACTCCCCTTGGGAGACACGTCCACCAGGACACCGACAGGATCACATTTGTACACGATCCCCAAATCAAGCCTAAATCGAGTACACATTCATACCTGAACTTTCTAATGGAGAAATTTAAAGATGCAACTTGATTCAAATCTTGCAGGAATAATTCCCATATCAGGGACTTCTTTGTCAGATTATAGCTTTCCGTGGCATGACAGCCTTATGCCCATATCCAAGGACTATCACGCTATTCAGAACGCAGTATATCAGTGTACCATGGCAGGCTGCAAGACTATCTGGATCATTAGTGATATGGAGTTTCAGCCATTGGTGAAAGAGCTTGTGCAAGAATGGGTGATGGATCCATATAGCATAGATAAGGATAAGATAAAAGAGGAATACGATCACTTTCGAATTCCAATTTATTATGTACCAATACACTCTAAGGATAGAGAACGCAGAGATTGCCTCGCCTGGTCAGTGCTTTACGGTGCAACAATGGCGAACGAGGTGTCTACAAAAATTTCTGCCTGGACTGCACTGAAAAGGTTTTATGTTTCGTTTCCGCATGGGCTGTTCGATCCACAGGAGCTAGAGAGGTACAGGAACGCTGCTCTTACGAATACAATATCTTTATCAAAGCAACCTTTTCGCTTGACTTACGAGGGAAAAGGTGTTACAAATGGGATTCAGGCTGGGTTTACGATATCGAAAGAAAAAGTAGAAGAGACATTGAAGTATTTTCGGAAATTGGAATATAATCAGGCACATGGAGAAAAAAACCCAGCACGATATTTTTCTCTTGACAAAGTGTTTGCAAACTTGTATATTGATGAAGATGAAGTATTGACACATGAGTTGGACAGTTTTTACCAAATAAATACCTGGCAGGGGTATAGAGAGTATATGGCAAGCCCCTTGGAAATTAACAAGCCAAGAGCAATAGAGAGATTCGAAAGGAAGAAGAGAAGATGGAAAAAGACGTTTCAAAATTAGTGAACAAGATCGATTCGATATACGACGATGTTCCCTATCACATCAAGCACTATGCGGAGTTACCAATGAGGTTCCATGATTTGACTCACGATCAGAGGAGTTTTTTTGATGAGTTTCTTACAGCAGGCTACATTCAATTAAGATCCGCCGTTAAGGAGGATCACACAATTCTTAGGGAGATGGCACAAGAGATGAAGCAGGTTTGCGACACTATTCTGGAGGATAATAAATGACTGAACGATTAGAATCAACCATCCCTTTCGTAGGGCTTCACGCTCATTCTGTCGCAGGTTCACCGTTTGACGCACTTGGATATCCAGATGAGCACATGTCCGCTGCCTATGAGAATGGACTAGACGCATTTGCCCTCACGGATCATGGTAATCTCAATGGATTAGCGGCGCAGGTTCTTCACGCCAAGAAGATGCACAAGTCAGGTAAAGAGTTTAAGCCTATCTATGGTGTAGAGGCTTATTTCCATCCTTCCATTGAACAGTGGAAAGAAGACATGGAAGAAGCCAAGAAGAATAAGAAGAACGCCGCAGCCTTGCGTGATAATAATACTTCTGGCGCTGTGGTTGAGACAGAGGTAAGAACTTATAAGTCTATCGTCAACAGGCGCAGTCATCTTGTCCTTCTTGCCCAGAATCAGACGGGTTTAGAGAACATCTTTCAGATGGTTTCCAAGTCATTTCAGGGTGATTACTTCTATCGTTTCCCAAGAATCGACTATGCTCTTTTAGAAAAGCATTCAGAGGGCGTTATTGTGTCCACAGCGTGCCTTGGGGGACTTTTTGCTGGCGACATGTGGAGAAACAAGGAGCAGGGTTCAGAGGCTATTCTCGACGCTATGAGAGAAACCGCCTCCAAGATGACTTCTATCTTTGGAGATAGATTCTTCGCAGAGTTACAATGGAATAACATTCCAGAACAACACGACTTAAATAAATATGTTATCCAAATCGCCAAAGAGTTCAACATCACTCTTGTCTCTACAGCCGATAGCCACTACCCTACACCAGACACTTGGAAAGACAGGATTCTCTACAAGAAGCTTGGCTGGCTCGGTAAAGGTAAAGAGATGGACTCTGAACTTCCTGTTGATGTCGAAGAGGTAGGCTACGAGCTTTACCCAAAGAATGGCGATCAAATGTGGGAGAGTTATAAAAAGTATTCTGAAGATGCAGGCGTTGAATATGACGACGATCTTATTTTAGAGTCTATCAAAAGCACTCACACTATTGCTCACGAAATGATTGAAACCTTCTTCCCCAATGATGAAGTCCGCCTACCTGACTTTGTTGTTCCACCAGGAAAGACTGCTACTCAAGCTCTTGTTGCAGCTTCCATTGAAGGTTTACGAAACTTTAACTTGTCCGATAGCCAAGAATATGTTGACAGACTCAAAGGAGAATTGGAGGTTATTTCGGAACGAGGTTTTTCAAAGTATTTCCTTACTATGAAAGCTATTGCGGACAGAGCAGTCCAAGAACAGCTCACGGGACCGGGCAGAGGTTCAGCAGCAGGTTCACTTGTTGCCTATGTTCTCGGTATTACCCAAGTTGATCCAATTAAGTACGGGCTACTTTTCTCTCGTTTCTTGCGAGCAGATGCAACAGACTATCCAGACATCGACTATGACGTTGCCTCTCCGATGCTTCTAAAAGAAAAGCTCGTAGAAGAGTGGGGTGAGAACACCGTTGTTCCTATCACAAATTGGAACACCTTACAGTTGCGCTCTCTTATCAAGGATATTTCCAAGTTCTACAAGATTCCTTTTAACGAGGTGAATAACGTAACTGGTAGAATGCTTGCAGAGGCTACACCAAAAGCAAAAGCAAAGCATGGCTTGTCCGCAGGTGTCTACACCCCGACATTTGAAGAAGTTATGGAGTTTTCAGAGACTTTACAGAAGTTCCTAAAGCAATATCCTCACGTAAAGACTCACGTTGAAGCTCTTTATGGACAAGTTCGTTCATCATCCCGCCATGCAGGTGGTGTAGTAATCGCAGACGATCTCCACAAACACATGCCCCTTATTGCCTCAGGAGGAGTCCGCCAAACGCCCTGGAGCGAAGGACAAAATGTCCGACACCTAGAGCCAATGGGTTTTATCAAGTTTGATATTCTTGGACTTGCTTCTCTGCGAATGATGGAAGACGCCATCCGTTCTATCCTTACTCGCCATCACGGAGTTAGAAAGCCTACCTTCGCCGACGTAAAGAAGTACTATGCTGAAAAGCTTCACCCTGATGTTATTGACTTCGATGATCAAGATGTTTATGAGAACATCTTCCATAAAGGCAAGTGGGCAGGAGTGTTTCAGTTCACCGAGACAGGCGCTCAAAACTTTTGTGTAAATGCAAAGCCCAGAAGCATCATTGATATTTCAGCGATTACTTCCATCTTCCGTCCCGGTCCTCTTTCGGCAAAGGTTGATAGAAACTATGTTGCAGCAAAGAGCAACCCTGATGACGTTAATTATGCTAATGAAACTATCCGAGAGATTACAGAAGAAACTTATGGCTTCCTTATCTTTCAGGAACAAATTGCTCTTCTTGCTCACAAGCTAGGCAAGGACATTAGCCTCGATGAAGGAAACCTTCTCCGCAAGTTGCTTACTAAGAAGGGCACAGGCAAGGGCGCAGAAGAGAAGATGAAAATCTTCCACAAGTTTGTTGATGGTTGCGTTGAGAAAGATATGACGAGAAAAGAAGCCGAAAAGCTTTGGGAAACATTTGAGTTCTTCTCAGGTTACGGTTTCAATAAGTCTCACGCAGTTTCCTACTCTATTCTATCTTACCAGTGTGCTTGGCTATTAAACTACTATCCAGTTGAGTGGATGGCTGCATTCTTGGATAAAGAACCAGAGTCAAGAAAAGAGCGTGCCATCAACACTGCTAAGAAGATGGGGTTTGAAATACGCCCTCTTGATATTAATTTGTCCACAAAGAATTGGACTATCGGAGACGACGGAGCGCTTATTCAGCCCTTTTCATCTGTTAAGGGACTCGGCGACGCCGCTATTGATCAGATATTAAACTTCCGTCCATTCGAGACTATTGAGGACTTCTTATTCCACGATAGAATTGTCTATTCTAAGTTAAACAAGAAGGCTCTCGACGTCCTCGTGCGTTCAAAAGCCCTCAACAGTCTCGTCGACGAACGCTTCACTGGGCTCAAACACTTCTGGTCGGCAGTTGCAGTCGATAGAGCAAAGACGAAGAAGAGATTCAACGAGAACATCGAGAAGTTTGCACCTGAAGGAGACTTCACGTCTCAGGAGATGATTGAATATCAAGTAAGCCTAACGGGAATGTTTCCTATTCACCTTGTTATGTCTGAAGAGGTTATGAAGCAGTTAGATGATAACATGATTCCTCCACTTGGAGACTTCATGCCAGAGGTTCCAGTTGCCTGGTTTATCCCACGAGAAATCGTTCCAAGAAAAACAAAGAACGGAAAGGTTTATTGGATAGTGAAAGTCATAGACTCCACTTCGACACTCAATGCAATCAAATGCTGGGGAGTTCGTGAAAATGATCATGTGGAACTAAACAAGCCCTATATGGCACGATTGGACTATCACGATCAGTGGGGTTTTTCCACGAGATCGTTACGACATAATTTTAAATTATTAGCATAAAACACTTGCAAAACTAAAAACACTATGTTATAGTGGTTAAAGATAAACTAAGGAGAATTAAATGATTATTGAATATTCACGAGTAAGACCAGACGCCAAACCACCACAGAGGGCAAACCCTTCTGATGCAGGCTTGGACTTGTTTTACAATCCACCAGAGCCCGAAGGCTTAATCCGCATAGAACCTGGCACTTCGGCACTCCTGCAAACCGGCTACCGAGTCGGCGTGCCTCACGGGTACATGCTTGAAATTAAGAACCGATCGTCAGTAGCGGCAAAACAGGGCTTGCTCGTTGGAGCTTGCGTCGTTGACTCTGGGTACGACGGAGAAGTCTTTGTGAACCTTCACAATGTAGGCACCGAGACTCGCTTTGTGACAAAGCACGACAAAATCGCTCAAGCTGTAATGGTTCCAGTTGTTCACTTCCGAGCGCTCGAAACGCACACTGGTGATCTTTATGACTGGCATCCGATTTCGATGAGCAATCGTGGCTCCGGCGCACTTGGATCAACTGACGAGAGTGAGGATTAATGTCTGCTGACAGGAAAATTAGGAGAAAGAAGAAGAAGGATGCAGAGAAGGAATTGAAGCAAAAAATGAGCATGTTTGAACACTTGCCTAACGCTTGCGTTAATTGTTTCAAGGATTTCGACAAGAAGAATCGAGAAATGGTTCAATCTTGGTACGTCGTCGAGCGCCGCAAAGAGAGGAAGGTAAACCTTTATTGTCCTGAATGCTGGAGCGATGCAAAAAATATCATCAAAGATATGATTAAGAAGAAGGAGTCTGAGTTGGACAGGATATTGAGAGAATCACCGCCCAAGGGAGGGCACCTAGATGGCTAAAATTATCAACAAGATCGACGCAATTACTTACGATGACGTCCTGTTGGTACCTCAGTACTCTCAAATTGAGTCGAGAACACAGGTAGATCTTGGAGTCAACCTTGAGCCTAATATGCACTTGTCCCTTCCAATTGTTTCGAGTCCTATGGATACAATTACGGGCTCAACAATGGCAACAACAATGTTCAAAATGGGCGGACTCGGTATAATTCACAGGTACAATACTGTCGATCAACAGGTAAGCCTCATGAAGACTGCTGTCAAAAACGGCGGTTTTCTCACTGGCGCAGCCGTTGGTGTAACGGGAGACTACCTTGAGAGAACAAAGGAGTTGGTTACGGCGGGAGCAAGCGTTATTTGTGTAGACGTAGCTCACGGACATCATCTTCTGATGAAGAATGCACTTGATGCGATTAAGTCTTGGGCACCAGAATACTTACACGTGATGGCTGGCAATGTCGCAACTCGTGAGGGCTTCGAAGCATTGGCAAAGTGGGGAGCAGACTCAGTTCGATGCAATGTCGGAGGAGGCTCTATCTGTACCACAAGAATCCAGACTGGACACGGCGTCCCAGGTTTGCACACTATCTTCGATTGCGCCCAGTCTGAGCTTGCGGGAGAGACTATGATCATCGCCGACGGCGGAATCAGGAGTTCTGGAGATGCAGCCAAGGCATTAGCAGCAGGGGCGGACTTGGTTATGGTGGGCTCACTTCTCTCAGGGACGGACGAAACGCCAGGCTCGACTTTTGAAGACAAGGACGGAAACTTGCGGAAAAATTTTAGAGGGATGGCGTCAAAAGCTGCACAAAATGATTGGCGAGGTAAGTTTTCATCCATTGAAGGTGTCTCTACAACCGTCCCTTGCAGAGGACCGGCGATTGAAATATTATATGAAATTGATCAAGGACTTCGTTCTAGTCTTTCATACTCTGGCGTTACAAATCTTGAAGACTTCCGTCACAAAGCTAAGTTTATCAGACAATCAGCAGCTTCCAGGGCTGAATCCGCTGCTCATATCTTTGGGAGGTACTCGTGAAGGATGATCGTAAAAGGATTATAGTCTATGACACTGTAGAACGACATGTTCAGTTTAAGATCTGCCTAAGAGAGTACGGCTTGACGCAAACAAAGCTCTTCCGACAGATAATCACGAGCTTCCTTGAGGGCGATGAATTCTCGAAACAGGCAGTTCGACTTATGGATGAGAAGTCTCCAAAGAAGAGCCAAAAGAGGACAAAGAGAGTCCAAAAAAGAGAAGAAAAGGCAAAAAAGACTCAGGCAGAGATAGAGGAAAAGTTCAACCTAGAAAACGAAGAGCTAGAAGACATCTTCGATATGATTGCAAGGGAACACCCAGACTTATGAGACAATGTAGTGATACTTGCAAGAAATATAAAGTTTCTTGCCCAGAAGAAAACAAAGAATGCCGTTATTGGATCAATTTTGAGGAAGACTTGAACTGCACTCTAATAGCTTGCGACAAGGCTGATGGAAAGCCGATGACTCTACGTGATATTGGCTTGAGAATGAACTTGAGTCATGTCAGAATAGATCAGATAGAGCGTGAGGCTACTAAAAAGCTCGCCAAAAAACTTCGAAATGCAGACCTGTTTTGATAAAATAGACTATTTATAAGGTGAACGGCTATTTATGCCAAATTTTACACCAAAATTAACCCCCGAAGAGGAGAAAGAAAATGAAGACGAAGCAGTTGCTTTCAGAAGCACAAATTAAGAGAATGGCAGCGATCGCAGGTATTCCTGCTCTCGGTACCATCGTTGGTAGAATTTCAGAGAAGCTTGACATCCAGGCTGAAGATACAGAAGAGACTACCACTGAAGAGACTGAAGCAACCAACGAAGAAGTTGTTGTTGAAGAAGAAGAGATGGAGATGGGCGCTGAAGAACCAGCAATGGAAGAACCTGCTGCTGAAGAAGTTCCTCAAGACAAAATCGAGTCACTTGTAGACGCTGTTCTTGCTGCTATTGAAGCAGAGACTGGCGTTCCTGCCGAGCGTGTTGATTCTGAAGAAGAGGCACCTGCTGAAGAGCCAGAGATGGAAATGGACGCAGAGCCAGAGATGGACGCAGAGCCAGCAGAAGAAGAAGAGATGATGGAGACAGTAGAGCCTACTCTTGCTGAAAGAATCGCTCAAGCAGTTCAGGCAGTTATCGACGAAGACGCAGCCGTCTCCGAAGGTTACGATATGGACGAAGACGAAGAGGTAGACGAAGGCTACAAGATGGAAGAAGACGAAGAAGAGAAGGTGGAAGAGGCTACTGAGGAAGTTGACGAGACTACCGAAGAGCAACTCGAAGAAATCACCAAGGCAGTTGTTGCCCGACTTCGTTCTCTAAAATAAATAAAAACCTTTTGGTTTTGGTGTGAGAGAATAAGAAGCAGGGCACGAAAATGTCCTGCTTTTTTATTATTTAATATAAAACAAGGAGCAGAAAATATAAAATGAAGATTAACGTAAAAACCCTGAAAAGCCTTATCAAAGAGGCATATCATCAAACTCAAGCTGAATCGATGCTCCTTGAGGAACCAAAGATCCTAACAGAGCAGGAGAGAATCGACGAGGCAATCAACAAGCTCAAGCACCCGTTTAAGGCTATCTTTATTCTAGGTCCAGCAGGTGCAGGTAAGACGTTCTTTTCAAAGCAAATTGGTGTTCCCAAAGAATTCGAAACCTCAAACCCAGATGAGAAGATTGAAGCAGAGTTCGGCAAGTTCGGCTTGTCGCTCAAGTTTGCTACGAAAGAGGAAGACTTAGATACTTTTGAGAAACAGCAAACTTTTAGAGAAAAGTTGCAAAATGCCACTCAAAGTCAGACATTTGATTGGCTGAACCAGGCAAAGCCTATCGTTTTTGACACTACTGGCGAAGACGTTATGAAAATGGCAGTCAGAATGGAAGAGTTGAAGACGGCTGGTTATGACATCGGCGTTATTATGATAAACGTCCCTACAGATGTTTCTGTGGAAACAGACAAGAAGCGTGCCAGGACTGTTGGTAAGCCAACCAAGGACATTTCCTTGCAATATCAGGACGAGGTTAAGCAGGACAGAGGTTACTTTACCCTGCTCACAGGCAAGACTGATGGCTATGAGTTTATGGACGTTTTAGGTGACGACATCTACGGTAACTTCTTCAACTTGTCTACTGGCGAGCTTAGGACAGACATTCCACTTACTCAGGCTCACGTAGACGCTTCAAGAAACAAAGATGGTGTTCCTTATACACCAGAGTATGCAGCCCAGTTGCTTAAAAAGATTACAAAAGATCTCGAAACCCTTCTCGGTCCAAGTAAAAACCCCAAGGGCGCAAAACTTGCTGAAGGCATGAGAGCTTTGGTAAAGGCATCAGGTGGTTTTCTTGGAAATAGACTTTCAGACTTTGCTATTGCCACTGTTGCCGAGGATAAGGATTATCTTTCTAATCCAAAAATCTTAGAAGCAGCCCAAATTGTTATGGACATGGGCGGCGCAGAGGGAATGTTCAAGAACGCACAGAAAAAGCAGAAAGTTGCAGGCAAGAAGTTTGGCAAGTCAGTCCAGGGCGACGATGGCAAGATGCGTGATCCAACTGCACGTGAACTCGGCACACCAAAACAGTACAACGAAGAAGAACTTCACTCAACAATCAAAGAAATGGTTCGCAACATCCTACTTACTAAAGACAAGTAGTTTTTTATCCGCCCAAGGCGGCAGATTAGGGATGTTGGACGGTGGAAGCAAAGAAGTTCATTCTAGATCTCATAAAAGAGGGAAAATACTTCAAGGAAGAAGGAAACGTCTTCCACGGCGCAAAGCTATTTCTCGTATACTCAGTTGTACGCTGGGTTGTGCAGCAGGCAAAAGAGGGGGAGTTTGATTCCACTCAGGTAAAGAATTACTTAAATGTTATTGGCTCATATCTGGACGGAGAGGTTAACCTCTTTTGGGAAAATGGTGCCCTATATGTTCAAAAATTAAAGTGATTTAATCACAAGGGGAAACAATTTAAAATGTCAAAGAAGAAGAAAAAGCAAGAAAAGGTTGAAGAGTTGGAGCAAGCCGCCACCGAAGAACTTGAGCCTACTGAAGAAGAACTTGATGCAATGGAGGAGGAATTCCTCGATCAGTTGTCAGGCGGCGGCAAGTCCATCATTGTCCTCCCCCCAATGTCCGGCGCAGCAGCGCCAGAAAAGAAGATCCGTGTTGTTCCAGTCATCGGCGACGTCGGCGAGCGAATGGCACTGGAAATCGTCGCTGGACTGTTAACTCTCAAAGAGACAGGTAAGAAAAAGTTTCTCGAAGATCCATCAGATCCTAACTCTGAAATTGTTGAGAAGATCGAGCCTATCGAGATGGTTATTTCGACTTATGGTGGTTCAGCCCTCGACATGTTCGGCATCTGTGACATGATGAGAGTTGTTCAGGAAGAATGCCCTATCATTACAACCGGCATCGGCAAGGTAATGTCCGCAGGTGTTCTTATCCTCGCATCAGGTACCAAGGGCGCTCGAAGAATCGGACGCAACACTCGTGTTATGATTCACTCTGTTATCGGCGGAACTCATGGAGCAATGCACAACCTTGAAAACGAGATGGAAGAGATTCGTTGGATTCAAGAAAAATATATTGAAACTCTTGTTGCCGAGACAGACATGACTAAGCGCATGGTTAAGAAGTTGTTGGACAAGAAGGTTAACATTTACTTAGACGCACAACAAGCAGTCGACTTCGGCATTGCTGACATCATTATCTAAAGGAAAACTAAAATGGCTAATTGGGAAAAGCTCATTGAAGAGCACTATTCTAAAAAGAATAAGATAGACGCTGAATTGATTATGGAAATGATTGATTTGGAGCTAGAGAACGCTATGCAAGCTGGCTCTATTGAAGGGCATGCTGGCAAGCGATTGTCCACCAAGGGCACCAAGAAGGTAGGAGGCGATCCTTATAGTGAAGATCCACCAAAAGCACGCTCAAAGTCGGCACCTGCTGGTTTTGGCGCTTTGGAGGAGGACTCACTAGAAGAAGCCACTATCAGAGCTTCCCGACTGTTTTATTATGTTCGTCCAGACAAGGTTCCGAAGAGTATACTGAAATCTTTAGGAGAACTACCCGAAGATGGACTTGACGATCGGCTCTACGTCAGCCAAGCTTTGAGCGGGGATAGTGGAACATTTACTTTTTTCTTGGCAGACAAAGTTACTCGTCAAGATATTGCAGATGCAAATAGAAAGAAGGCTCCAACTTCGTCTATGTCATCGGCTAAGGAGATAGGTGAATATACCAGAAAGATCGCAGTTGCAAAGACAAAAATTACTTGGCTACAGACGAAGCCAGAGGAGCTTCGAGCCGAAAATGAGCACTTAGGGATCATAAAAGAAAAATTCTTGCAAGCAGGTATCACTCCTGAAACTCCCGCAACTGTTGAAGTCCTTGGGCAAGTTTTCAAAAATGTGGGCAGCATTGATAAATTGAGCAGCAAGACTGCTGTGGGAGACTTTGGACTCCTCGATCCCGATCGCAAGCCTCTCTTTACGATTTCCCACAAGGCAGTCGGTTTCGAAAGGTATGCCGCAATGGTATCCACAATAAAGAGTTTAAATAGGAAACAGAAAATCGCAGCCACTAGGTTTATAAACCAGTCTGAATCTATGTGGAAACGAGGAATTTTCTCAGGTAGTCGAAGCTCAAAGGGATATTATCAACTTCTGGATGATGAGTCCATTGCTTCTCAGGTAGTCTACCTCATTTACGGCAAAGGTTCGAACATGGCTCAGTCGCTCTTCATCGGGGAGCTTTCCCTACAGAAGAAGGGTGACAGCTTCAAGCTGGACGTAGAGCCCGGCTCAGGGCACGCAGCCTTTTTGAACCCACAAGTCCCAGACATAGAGGCTTATTTGCCTATCTTTAGGACTAGGTATGGTTCAGGTGGTTCCAAGGTGGGCTTCACAGCAGCCGACGTCACCAATCTAAATAACGTCATTCAGTCTGGGAAATTGACTTTAGGCGATTTAGATTCAATGAACATCTCCTATAATCTTGATGAATTCGGCGGTGTGCAGAACGTTTCTTTACCTGTTAGGTACTATATCTCACCCTTCAGTCGCAACGATGGTGGCGAAGAAATAGAATTTAAGAAATTCGAAGAATAATCCTTTACAAACCACAAAAACTACATTATAATAAGAAAGATTACCAAACTGGAGGCTTCATTGAGCAAAATCTATTCTAATAACCAAGAACTATCAACTAAACTATTGGAGGGTGTAACAACATTAGCAGAAAATGTTGGTGCTACTCTCGGACCCAAGGGTAGAAATGTTATCCTACAAAAGAAAGGCGAACGCCCGGTTATCACCAAAGACGGTGTAACTGTTGCCCAGTTTGTAGATCTGGATGATCCTGTTGCTAATTTAGGAGCACAGGTTATCAAGCAAGCAGCCCAAGCAACAGCAGACGAGGCAGGAGATGGAACAACAACTTCCACTATCTTATCTCACGAGATATTCCGACAAGCTTCTGCTCACCTTTCCGCAGGCATTTCACCTGTTGAGATTAAGCGAGGCATGGATAAGGCTGTAACGGCTATTGCAACTGAATTGGAAGCAAACTCTCGTCCTATTGAGACTCTTGCAGACATTCAGCACATCGCTACTATCTCCGCCAATGGAGACAAGCACCTTGGGAACCTCATTGCCGAGGCTGTAGATAAAGCAGGCAAGGATGGTGCTATTACTATTGAGCCAGCAAACTCTGCTTCAACTTCATTAGAGCTTATTGAGGGCTTTCAGGTAGATTCAGGCTATCTTTCACCCCAGTTCGTAACAGACAAGCGTAGATGGACTATGCGACACGAGAACGCACTTGTTCTTGTTTCAGACACTGCTATCTCTACCGTCGAGCAAGTCTTTCCTGCTCTACAAGTCGCTTCACGAGAAGGTAGAGCACTTGTCGTTGTAGCAGAGGACGTTCAAGATCAAGCACTCGCAGCACTTATTATGAATGCTGTACGAGGCACGATGAAAGTCGCAGCTATTAGAGCACCTGGCTATGGTGAAGAACGAAGAGCCTGTCTTGAAGACTTGGCTACCTCAGTAGGTGCTACTGTTCTCGGTCCTGCTGGAAAGCAGTCCCTAGCCAAGGCAGATATTTCTCACCTTGGAACAGTCAAAGTATGCGAGGCTAAAAAAGCTTGGGCAACCTTTGTCGGAGGAGCAGGAGATCCTGACGTCATCGAGGAAAGAATTGAACAACTCAAGACAGAGATTGAACAGACAGAGTCTCTAAAAGAGTGTGAGGCTATCCAAAGACGTGTAAATCGTCTTGCTTCTGGCGTTGCTATTATCAAGATTGGCGGAACTACCGAAATTGAAATGATGGAAGCCTTTCACAGGGCAGAGGATGCTCTTCAAGCCGTTCGTTCGGGACAGGACGAAGGAACTGTGGCTGGAGGCGGAACGGCTCTTGTGCAGGCTGCTAGGCGTGTGGCTGATTCTGACACTTTGGAGACAAACAATGCTGATCAGGCACTTGGCGCAAGGATTGTTTTATCAGCAGTCTCGGCACCACTCCGCAAGATGGCTTCCAATGCAGGCATGTCGGTAGATCTTACAGAGAAGACAGTCAGTGAGTCGAAGACAGGCTCCGGCTACAACTTTGCAACTGGAGAGATTACAGACTTGTATCAAGCTGGTGTCATCGATCCACTCAAGGTAACAAAAACCGCCCTTCTAAACGCTGTGTCCGCAGCAGGAACACTTATTACAACTTCCCACGGAATTGTTGAGTCCGAATAGTCTTTTTCACCCTATTTACAAGAGCAGGATAAAAAAGTCTTGCTTTTGTAAATAGAGGGTGTTATATTGCAAAAAGAAATGGAGTTAGTTCAACTACTTGCCTCACTCAGTGAAAAAATAGACACTGTTGAAAAGCAGATCCGCCTTTCTACTGATCTTGGGCTAAAAATAGAAAGACTAGTTGAAGATGTACAGTCGATAAAGACTTCCATGAGTGAGTTACAATATATGCTCATGGGCGACGGACAGAATATGGGAATTGTAACCAGGGTTGCTAGTCTTGAAAAGACGGCTGAAGACAGGACAAAGTACATAGAGAAAACTGTCGAACCCGCAATGGAAAAGCAGCAAAGAATCTTATTTGACATGGAAAGCTTCAAGGAAGTTGCCGAAGAAGACAAACGCCAACGAGATGAAATAATATTACTCAAAGAGAGGATGTCGAACGTCAATAAAATTCTCTGGCTCGTCGGTACTGGAGTTGTTGCCTCTCTAGCAAACGCAGTTTTTTCCATGATAAAGTGAAAATAATCTCACAAAAGGCTTGACAAATAACTTCTTATCGGTTATAGTTATCATGTAGTTGAGAGTTGAAAGAAGGTTGCTAATGAAATTATCACAACGACTAAACGCTTTAGTTGAGAACCCCCACCTCAAGGGTAACAAGCGAGATTATGACTTCGCAATATCACTTCAAGAAGCATATCAACGCCAGGGGCGCTTAACTCCTGGCAGACGCCCCTGGTTAGATAAATTAGAGGAAAAATACTCCGATGAAGCCGTCGCTTCTCGGGCACCTCTTCTCGAAGATCCTATTATCGCCCGTATCCAGACTCTCATTTCCCGAATCGAAGATAAGAGATCTTGGGCACAGGGTTTTGCAGAGTCTGTATTAAATCAGGCAAAGTTTGGACGCAAGCTGTCTTCTCGTCAGTTGCAAATCATTGCAAAACTTGAGGGAGAAAATTCAGACGAAGTCCAGAACGAACGCCTGCGCTTCGCAAGCAAGTATAACGACGAATCTACAGGTTTGCGTGAAAAGGCTGTCATGGCTGCGAAATACTACCTTACAACTCCTTATTTTAGAGACATTGCACTCCAAGTTACTGAAAACGAAAACTTCGTACCAACCCTTTCACAGTTCAATAAGATCGTCGAAAACAAGTATGCAAAAAAGATCTTATCTGGATACTATTCTGAACCGAAATATCCAGTAGGATCTCTCGTTCAGCTTCGAGCTACTGCTCCCGCAAACTTGCGAAATAAGAAAGCAATGGTGCTCGCACCGAACTTTTCAACGCCCCTGTCCGCTTGTTCTGGTAACAAGGTTTATCAACTACTTCCTATTGGAGAAATCACTCCTATCGTCACCGAAGAGCGAAACATCAAAGCCTGGAGAACAAAAAAGTGAAAATCGAAAATCAAACTTCAATATCGCAATTGCCAAAAGAAATTTCCAAGAGTATTCAGGAGATCTCAACCAGAGCAAAACAGCTTGAGAATAAACTAAACGATGTCCACCCAGAAAAGATTTACGAGTCTTTCAATAAGGTAGACGAGTTCAGGCGTGAACTCTATGAGATAGACTTGCTATCTCAAAACGTTATGCAGGCTTATAAGTACTACGCCCACCTTGCCAGTCAAGTTATGAACCATCAAGACTATGAAGCCCCACCACCAGAAGATCTCGAAGGTTTGAGAGTGGAAGGCATCGAAGGCGATGACTCTTAGTTCAGGAGATTTAGTTTATCTTCCTTCACATTTTATCTTGACAAAGGTTAATGATGATGGTACAGTAAGAGAGTATTGCGAACTAAAGGAGCCTTATGTATCTATCTTGCTGAAGAGGTTCCAGACACATTCGGATTTGTTTTACCGTGGCTCAGTCTGGACTGCGCCCAATGATATGTTGCTCGCTTATGCGGCAAAAGGAGAAAAAAATGTTAGTTACGCTAACTGAAGTTGTTGAAAATCGCTCGAATTACTCGGGCTCATCGGTTGCGACGAAGAAGTACACCCTCCGTGAGGTGACAATCAATCCGTCCCATGTGATCTGTCTACGTGAGGACTCGGGAATGGTGAACAGGTTGGATGAAGGCAGCATGCCGCCAGGACTTGACACGAGGCAGACGTTCACCAAGGTGACTCTCGATCGAGGACAGTCGGGGATTGAGCTAACGATCGTCGGCACTCCGAACCAGATCAAAGAGAAGCTTAGAATGTCTACTAGAGATTTGCTAAGGGGCTAATTCATGCAAGAGGATTTTACGACATATTTGCTTCATATTAGGAACGATTGTCCCTTTTGTGACGAAGCCCTTCACATCCTAAAGGAGAACTCGAAGGACTATTGCGCTGTGATACATGAGGCAGCTTCACCGTCCCTGCTTCAGGAGCAGAGGTTGTGGGAGTGGAACACTGTGCCGATAATTATAGCTGTAACGAAAAACGAGCATGACGACGAAGTCCGACGACTCATCGGTGGATACACGGACTTATGTAACCTTTTGGGAATTCAATCTGAGATTTGAGGTAAAGATGGCGAGAAGAAGAAAGAAGATAGAGGAACCATTACATATCGACGGTCCAGAGTTTGAGTGCAGTTTCGTTGATCTGTACGAATACCCCTCTCTTAAGATGAACTCTGTTGAAAACGGTGACACACTACGTGGTGCTCGATATCATAATTCGATGTTCTGGTCTTTGCCAGGATTCGGAGTCAGCCGCTGGGTGATATGCGGCTACATTGCTGTTGACTGGCAGTCTCTAACAGACGACGGGTACACGAAGGAGGAGATATTCAAGGGCTGTGCCAAATTCCTGAATAAGCCTCCTGTGAGAAGGAAATTCCAAAAGAGGATTACCAAGCCTCTGTATGGAACCCTTCAGCCAGCAGCACTAAAGGTGGCGTTTCGTGAAAAAGCTGGAAAAAAGGTGATAGAAGTACTCGCAGTCACGAACAAGAGGAAGTCCAAATACGTCTGGGGCGAGGGACAGGTTCTTCCGACGAAGGTGAGGCGTCGAGGACTTCTGTGAGGCTCGGCTCGCTTGTCTGCCCTTGTTTTGCTTACGGACGCACTCGCCTGGGAATAGTCATCACCGCCCCAAACGAGGCATCTATTGTTGAGATATATTGGATATGCGATGGCGACACTCTGCCTCGCTACTTACATATAGAAGAAGTTGAACTTGTCAGTGCATGGTAGGGCACGAGAGGGTAAGAAAAGTATGACATTGAACATCTCGGAATGTCTTATATTAGACGTCAGAACAGAGCGTGAGTTTGAGGAAAAGAGTATACCGGGATCCATCAATGTACCACATAGAAAAATACTTGTGGTAGAATATCCAGGCTCGATCGGGCTGGCTTTGCGGAGACTTCCGAAGGATAAGACACTCGTCGTGTTCTGCTCGTCAGGCACAAGGGCAACTCAAGCTACAGAAGTGCTAGAGAGGAAAGGGTATGATGTGATGAATGTTTTAACATATGAGCATGCAGAAGATTACATAAGTTCTCTAAAAGAGCTGGAGAAGGAAAGATAACATGAGTGAAGAAAAGATAATAGTGATACCTCAAGAGGAGCTATTAGATGCCATTGTTCAGATGGATGAATACGCAAAGACTTCATACAACACCCTTTTATCCACAACATCAGAGCCGCTTAATATGGAGGATTATTCTGACGTGAACTCTCTGGTTGCAACTCTTTGTGAGTTCTATGTAGGGACACTGAGAACAAAGGAGGTACTTCTCGATTTAATAGGCAAAGAGGTGGATTCTAAAGGGGCGCAAGTACCTGAAAACTCTATAGTTGTTGCAGACGAAGATTATGTTCTCGCCACTTCCCTGATGACTGGACTCCTGCTCATTGAGCGTCAACTGTTGGCACAAAATGTGTCATTAAAGCAACATTAAAATAGTTCAAAAAAACATCGGCTAAAAGAGTTTCTAGAGGCTACTTATCAGCCAATACATCATTCAAACAAAGGAATAAAGAAGATGAAAAAACTAACATTTTTATTAGCAGTTCTCGCAAGCGCAACGATGCTCTCGTTCGCATCTGTGCCTCATCAATCAACACCGCTTAGAAACGTTACAGTGGACGAAGAGAATAACGTTTACTATGAAGCTTGGAACAGGGAGTCATCAGAGTTTGAGAAAACACAGCTTTTAGATTTCGGAACTACCCCGGTATATATTTCAGTAAAGAGATAGCGCTTAAACCCTCCCTTTCTCCTCTTCCAGACTATTTATTATGTCCTGGAGGCTTCAGCTATGAAAAAAATATTAATAATCTTGTTGACTCTGCCACTAATTTCTGGTAGTGTGGTAGCAGAACCTAAGGTGAAGTTCTACGACTTTGACGATTTGTTAATCAATGGGGAATTTAAAAAACCGCAGGTTCTGTATATCGATTCTGATCAGAAGATAAGATTCGAAAGATTGCTGAAGCTGAAGAAAGATTTAGTACCTAAGTTGAAGTCCACCTCGAAAGATCCATCTCTAAGATAAAACTAAGATAAAAGGAAGAAAAAAATGAGTAACAAACCGTTAGATAATTGGAAGAAGTATATAAAAGAGAATGCATGGACTTCCACCAAAACAAGCCCCTGGCTCAACCCTGGAAAAGAGTCTCCCTGGAAGGACAGCAAATCTGTTAACTTCTCGAAGATTACTGCAAAAGCCATCAAGAAGATGAAGTCTGAGAGGGATATCGAGGTTATGTCTGCTGGAGAGGCAATGGAAGAGTTCAAGTCGATTTTCGCCGCCATGGCAGGCTCTGAACCTTTATCGGATGAAATTGAGACAGCCCTCGAAGCTCTCGGATTTTCAGAAGAAGAGGACTTCGCTCCAGAATCTCCTGAAGAAGCTATACCTTCAGTCGCCGACAGGAATCCATCTCTTAGAGAAGCAGTCAGGCGAATCGTGAAGAGCAAGCTGACGGAAAGAGGAGAATAAGAAATTGAACGATGTAATGTCCCAGTGGAGAATCTACCAAGATAGAAACGAGCTTCTCCAAAACCACTCTTACGTGACAAAAGTTCTCGGCATTCAAGTTCCTTTGTCAGAAAGCGGCTCGGTAGAATACACCGCAGAGCTTCGTGAACATGTCTTGTCAGAGCAAATGGTTTTTGAGGCATTCATGGATACAATGAAGAAGTGGGTGAAGCAGAAGGCTGGAGAGGTGCCTAACCTATTTAAATCCATATACAAGTTGATGAAGAATTCGGAAACCATCGGACCCTTTGTGGATCTAATAGAGTCCGAGGTTATCGATCCGATGATTAACAACGTTAGGAAGGCACTGGAGAAGATTAAGAGATCTTCGACAGGAATAGCTCAGAAGATTATTGAATATGTCAATTCTGCATCTGGGTATCTCTCCAAGACAGCAGATAGTTGGAAAAAAGTGCTCTTGGCGATTACTGTTGCAGTGTTACTGAAGAAGCTCGCATATGCACTACCATCCGCAGCAGCAGAAAAGGGCTTGGAGCAGGCAAAGTCTTTCCTGGCACTTGATATTTTAAAGAAGGCGGCATCAGAGTCCGCAAGTTTTGAAAAATGGCTTGGCTTCATGACGGGCGCTGTGGGCACAGTGGCATATGTGGCATCAACGATTTCACCAGCAACAGAAAAGTTTATGAGCAAGATTGAAAACAAGATGGCACTAAGGGAGAAGTTTTCACCAGATGATTTCAAGGATGTTTACAACACAGCAAGAATGGCTCACGTTGGACAGTCAAGAAGAGATGGTTCTGAGTATTTCTCACACCCATCCGAGGTTAGAAACATCACAGCAAAGTTCTATCCCAAAGACAGGGTAGCTCAATTAGCAGCATTGCTTCACGACTCGCTTGAAGACGCACCTGGCTCTACTGTTTCCTCTGTAGAGGAGATGGAAGAGTTCATCAAGGGCTCTATTCAAGATCCAGCAGCAGGCGACGAAGTTATCAGAGTCGTTCGTGCTCTTACTCACGAAAAGGGCGGAGACTATCAAGCTTACGTTATAGATCTTCTAGGCGACATTCCAACCCTGCGTGTAAAGTTGTCAGACATGGTTCACAACCTTACAGACAACCCTTCGCCAAAGCAAAAAGCAAAATATGCGTCAGCACTCAACACTATTGCACAGAAGACTGGCGGAAACGCTCCACAAGGAATTTCAGACAACCACTGGAACACCCTTATGTCTCTTATCGAGGACAGAATGAGCGAAGAAGTCTGGGACAAGGACGATGGAGAGTATCAAAGGAGCATCGTAAAGCCAACCAAGGCTA